GTTGACCGCCGCTGATCCGGCTAATGACGTTATCCCTATCGTTGATGTCAGCGATACCACGATGGCGGCATCTGGCACCACTAAGAAGATCAGCGTCAACAACATCCTCGGAGCATCCGGCACCGCCACCCTCGCCTCCGCCACCATCACCGGCGATCTGACGGTGGCGACGAACACTCTTAAGACGACGAGTGGCAACGTAGGTATTGGCACTGTAACGCCCGACATCTTTGGCCGGTTCTACACTCGTTCAGTTGGATTTGATTCAAGCGGTTCAACCGCGTTGCAGATCAACGGAACCTCCTACGGTGGAATTGACATTGGAGCCGCTGGAGTACGCACGTTCTCGATGACATCGAGTGCGACTGACGCGAATATTTCGACCGTCACGAATATTCCGATCAATTTCGGCATCAACGGTGCGACCAAAATGACGTTGAACACGGCCGGTAACCTTGCGTTCGTAAATGGACTAGGCATCGACTTCTCCTTGACTCCCGGAACCGGAACCTCCGAGCTACTGAACGATTACGAGGAGGGGGTGTGGACGCCTGTTGCGACAGGTTTGACTAATGTTGGTGCTGTTACTTACACTGCTACATATACAAAAATTGGCCGTGTTGTTTACATCAATCTAAAAGTTTCCGCAGTAACTTCTACGACATCAGTAGCTAACACAACTTATTTTAGTGGTCTTCCGTTTAATCCTGCTCAAAACTCTACTGTAACAGCGGTAAACGAAGGTAATATCACTTCTTTGGGTGTTGGTCTTATCGCAACTGGATCAAACTTATTTGCGCCATCATGGACCGCAGTTCAAAATGCAACATTGAGCGGTTTCTACTACGTTTAATCCCATGCTAACACAACGCACTATCTTCTCGCTCTGCGAGGTTCTTCCTTCAACCGTCCTTCAGGTTCGCCTGTCGGACCAGATCGTCGATGGCGAAGTCGTGAAGGCTTCCACCTTCCGCCGCTACTGTCTCGCTCCCGGCTCGGACCTTACGGGTCAGCCTGAACAGGTCGTAGCGATTGCCAACGCTGTCTGGACTCCTGCCGCTGTCGCAGCCTACGCCGCAAGCCAAACCCCTAGCCCCACCATCCAATGATCGTACCAGTCAACATTGTCGCAGTGCAGGTCAATCAGAACAACTCGCTGTTCGTCACGACCGGCGTTGATTACGACAACAGCGGTTCGATTGTCGGTTCTGAGATTACCTCGCAGTATACGCTCGTCCCCGGTGACTCGTTGGAAGGACAGCCGACCGAGGTGGTGAACATCGCCAATGCGCTGTGGACTCCGGCGGTTGTGGAGGCTTACAAAGCGGCTAATCCGGTGGTTGAAGCCGTTCAGCCTAAATCCGAATAATGGAACCAACGAACAGCAGCACCAGCCCTGGACTCAGCCTAGCAGCAGCGGCAGGTGCCACCGCTGTTTCGTTTATTCCGTGGCTTACCGACTGGGTTCAGCTTATCACCGCGCTGATAGGCTTACTTTGTGCCTGTTACGGAGCATATCGATTATTCCGCTCTAAATGAAAAACACGAAAACAACTCTCGCTGGTGTTGGTGCAATCCTCGTCGCTGTTGGTGGGGCTCTCAAGGCCCTGTTCGACGGTGACCCGACAACCAACCTCGACCTGACTACTACTATCGCCGCGGTCACTGCTGGTATCGGCCTGATCTGGGCCAAGGATGCCAAGGAAGTTACCGAGCCGAAGCCGTGAATTGGATCTACCAGATCCTTCGGGCAATCCTCGACTTCCTACGAGCAACACCACCCACCGATGTGCAACATGGCAAAGCTCCCGAGGCCCTCAAGAGCGATCTGGATGGCCGCATTGCTGACCTGCCTGGGCTGCCAGGTGACCCGGGTGGTCCTAGTGCCAAGCGGTGATCCGGTGATGCTGGCGCAGCCGGTAAAGGCCAGCGTCTATGCTTTCGATGCCGACAAGAAGCTGGTCGGGCCTTCCCGGGTGACCCTCCCGGCCGGCTGGTACGTCCTACCCAAGAAATAATATGGCTCAACAAACGATCAACATCGGCACCATCGCCAACGACAACACCGGGGACACCCTCCGCGGCGCCGGCGAGAAGATAAACGACAACTTCACCGAGCTATATGCCGCCCTGCCGCTGGTCACACCTACGACCTGGGTGCCGACTCTCATCGACTCCGGCGGTGGACGCACCTTCGCCATCACCACCAACACCGCGCGGCACACCACCATCGGATGTGTTACTACCTTCACCGCGGACGTCACCGTCAACTCGGTGACCGGATCCGCTACTGGCAACCTCCGGCTGTCGCTGCCCGACCCCGTCACCTACGAGGCCGCCGCCGCGGTGTGGCTGACCAATGCCACCAACCAATCCAAGACCGCTATCATCGCCAGGCTAATCGCCGGCACCAGCTACCTCGAGCTGTCGCACTTTGAGAACGGAGCCGCCGATAGCCTAGCCCCCCATCTCCAGGCCACCAGCCGGCTCATAGTCTCCGGCACTTACTTTACCGCCTGATGACCACCATCGGATCCAGTCTCCAGCAGGGCATGGCGGTGCTCCAGCAGATGCTAGGGGCGCCGATGTTCATCTGGCAGGGGACGTCGATCCGGTGCATCCCGGCAGCGGTCAACGATGCCAACGTCCCCATCTCCGGTGGGTTCCAGGACAACGTGACATCGAGGATCCTGGTCATGTTCAGCGACTGGAAGACCTGCGACAGCACCCTGGTCTCGATGGACTCGACGCTCTACACGCTCGACCAGGGGACCACATTCTCAAGGCTACTCAAGGAGGACGGACTGTTCATCCTCCAGGAGAACAGCGACCGCATCGCCTTAACCTTCTGCAAGCCGAGGCCGGTGGTCGGCAGGACTCTGGTTTATCAAGGCCGGACCCTCCGCATCCTGTCCTGCCGTGTGGATGCCTCCGGCGCCTACTACAACCTTGAGCTGGGGGCAAAGACCAAGTGAAATTCGGAGTCAACATGACGGTCGACAGCGGCAAGTTCGACCTTGCCATGAAGCAGTATCTGCTGACGACAAGCCGCGACCTTCACAAGGCCATCAACAGCCGGTTCTTCTATTTGATGGTGAGACTGTTCGTCCTGGTGCCGCCCAAGAGACCGGGCCAGGAGCGCCGGAGGATCGCTGACTACCTTGGGACGCCGGTTGGTGACATCAACCGCAAGTCTAAGAAGACCGGCAAGCGGATCGGTAAATCCCGAATCCTTCGCCGGGTGCACCTCATAGCTCAGTCGAAGGAAGCCAAGGGCGGTCGCCGCGGCCTCTATGGCGAAGAAATGAAGGCAGCAGCCTCGGCCCTGATGCGGAAGGCAATCGGGTCGGTCGGTTATCTACGCTCGGGTGTGGTGAAGATGATCCGAGTGTACAACAAGGGCTTCAGCCAGTTTCAGAGCGCCAAGTGGAAGCCGCTGTCGAAGCCTCCCGGCTACAAGGCGCCGAAGCAGACCAACGCCGCCCTGCTATCGATGGCCAACCAGTACGGCCTCCCTCAGGAGAACGTCGCCACACACAAGGGCACCAAGGCCCGAGGATTTCAGGCTGTCCCAGGCTTCAACCCGACAACCTCGGTGGTGATGACCGCCGGTGTGGCCGACAACCAGTACAACCGAGTGGCGCAAATCTACAACGAGGCAATGCAGAAGGCCATGGACGACGAGACGACAGAGATGATCAACCACATGACCGAGGCCCTCCTGGCCAACGGCAAGGTTCTCGAAGACAACGGGATCACAATCAAATGAACGCCGCCGCCCTAAGAGCTGAACTTGCAGTCGCTGACTACCTGGCGGCCGCCGACTGGTCGGCCTCCGGCGCCGGCACGCCCACCTGTCTCACGTCCTACAGCCGCGGCCTCTACGACGACCCAGACGACCAGGACGTCATGCCCAACTTCCCGCGCCTGGTTGTCTCGACCAACTCAGCCAGGCCAATGCAGCGCACCGATCTGACCTGCGAGGTCGAGATCGCTGTCGAGCTTCAGCTATCTGCCGACGACACCGACGAGGCTGCTGTGCTGACCACCGTCCAGGTGCTCGACAACCGGATCCTGCCGCTGTTCGACGACACCGGGGCCTCTGCTCTCAACGCGCCATCAAACGACCCCAGCGGCCCCTTTACGGCGCAATTCGCCGCCCCTCTGGACTTTGGGGCATCCTCAATCTCTAATCGGTCCAGGACGTTCACCAGGACGTTCACCCTCTACTGTTCCGCAACACTCTAACCACCCACACACATGGCTAATTCACAAGGACTCGCATACCAATTTGGTTCACCGGCTTCGGTGACCATGTATTCAAGCGACAACACCACAGCAATTTTTAGCAGCCTTGCTCAGATTGAAAGCTACGATCTGACTCATGATGCTGACACTGAAGAGGTGCGAAACAGCGCTGGCGAGGTGGTTGGTCATATTGGATACAATGAACGGGTGACTCTTAACCTGAACCTAATTCCTGCCGGAGCCAATGCTGCCGCCGCCCTGGCGTTTTGCTCACTTGGCCCGGTGAATGCCACGGTCAAAATCAGCGGCGCTCCCGCAATCAACATGATGGGTAAGACCGACATCCTGAACACCGACGACATAGCGAGCGGTGGCCGGTTCATCTACGGCGGCGGGGGATCGGTCAAAATGACCCAGAGCGGCAAAGCCATGGTGTCGATCACGGTCAAGAAATTCAAGAACCTGACCGCCGGCGCCGCTGTCGCCCTAAACGTGTGAGCAGCCTGGCCGCCATCCTAAGTGCTACAGCCAAGCCCTGTCCGATGGTGATCGGGCTCCGCATGGTGCCCTTTACTGTCGGCCATGCCATCCTGCTGCACCGTCTAGGATCCCCATTCGTCACCGGCGGCCGGGCCAGCGCTAACGACCTGGTCGAGGCTGTTATCGTGTGCAGCCAATCTGCCGAGGAGTCGGTCAAGACCATGGCCTCGGTGTTCCGATGGGTGCCTCTCCGGCTGATGCGTAAGAAGGTCAGCAAGTCCGACCTGGTCAAGGAATGCCAAATCCTCCAGGAGTGGATTGGAGACAAACCCGACTGCCCAGAAGTTCTACGGCAGCCGGGTGCAAGATCCAGGGAGGCGGCCATGCCCTGGCCCGAAAGGCTGCTGGTTGGCCTGGTCGACATTGGATTTACCGAGGAGACGGTTCTAAATATGCCGGTGACCGATGCCGAAAGGTTCTTCCTGACCAATGCAGAAATGCACGGTCAGGTCGAGCTGTGGAACGATAAGAACGATGCCCTCTGGCGCCTGGGTCAAGAACAGCAGACGGTAAGGAACTAACAAATGGCCATTTTCTCACTTATTGCAAAGCTCGGCCTGGACGGTTCGGCCTACGAAAGCGGCTTAAAAAAGGCTTCGAGCACGACCGACAAGTTCCGGCAATCGGTAGGATCTCAGCTTGGTGCAGCGCTATCTGTTGCTGCCATCGGCGCATTTGCCTCCAAGGTGATTCAGACAGTCGACGCCATCGGCGACCTGTCCGAGCAACTCAACATCAGCACCGACGACGTTCAACGCCTACAAGTGCTCGCAGGCCAAACAGGTGTTTCCTTTGAGGCTATGGCCAAGTCGATCACAAAAGTCAGCCAGGAGCGCCTAAAGGCTATTGAGGAAGGTGGGAAGGCCCGGGAATACTTCAGAACACTTGGCTTTTCAGTCACTGAACTAAACGAGAAGAGCCTCTCGAACATCGACTTAATTTCAAGGATGGGCCAAGCGCACAAGGACGCAGGAAGCAGCGCCCAGACACAGGCAGCAATGATGGCCATCTTGGGCGAGGAAGCATTCAAGGCAGCCGGAGCAATGTCTAAGATAAAAGAGATGGGTCCAATCGACATAATTTCTAAAGAACAAATCGATCAGGTTGGAAAATTAGCTGACCGTATGGATGAGATACAGCGGCAAGTTACTGTTGCTTCAGTACCTTATCTCAATTTCTTCGGAAACAAAGTCGAGGAGGCTGCTAAAGAGCTAATTGTATATAACAATATGTTTAGCGGTGTTTTTAAA